GAGTAGATTTTACAAAAGATTATTTTATTAAATTTAATTTTGAACTTGAAGATGAATGCACTAGAGATTATTATCAAAGTCAATATTATTTTCATTATTTCGGTAGATTTTATGATGCAGTAACAAAAGAAAATACTTTAGAAGAAATTGAATATTTAATAAACCAAGTTTTAGAAGAAAGAAATTATGAAAGAACCATTTAATTCAAAAATATCAGTATTTAAAAATTTATTTAATTCTAAAGAAACTCCGTTTAGTTTAACTATAACAGATGTTTATGAAAGAATAAAGGTTGGTAATCCTATTCTAATTGATAAGATTAATACTATTAGAACAACTCCAGATAAAGAATTAAGAGATAAAACTAAAAATAGTTTATTGGCTATTCTTTTTAATGGAATATTTATTGAAAGAACAGATAATTCACTTGAAGAACATTCTGGGTGTTGTATTTTAGATTTTGATAAATATCCAACATTAGAAATAATGAATGAAGAACGTGAAAGATTAATAAATGATAAGCACGTTTTAATGGTATTTACTTCTCCTAGTGGAAATGGTTTAAAGGCTTTAATTCGTATTCCAAAAAGTAATAAATTAGATCATAAAAGAAGGTTTAATGCATTCAGAAAATATTTTGAAAGTGATTATTTTGATGAAAAAAACTGCAATGTTTCAAGAGTATGTTTTGAAAGTTATGATCCTAATATTTACCTTAATCAATTTTGTGATGAATTTACAGAAATTGAAGAAGAAAAAGGATTTACCTATTCTGAAAAAGTACCCTCAATTATTTTAAGAGATGAAAGAAAAATAATTGAAAGAATAATGAAATTTGATTTTAAAGGTGGTTTTGAAGAAGGTAACAGAAATAACTACATTTTAAAATTAGCAATGTCATTTTCAGAGTATGGAATAAGTCAAGACACTGCAGAAGGTTATATTTTTAATAATGTTGTAATTGGGGATTTTTCAGAAACAGAAACAGTAAATACTATTCGTTCAGCTTATCGAAAAACAAATTTTGATAGTAAATATTTTGAGGATTTTTCTACAATTAAAACAATACAAAATAAAATAAAAAGTGGAATAAATTTAGAGGATATTCAAAAACAACTTAATGTTGACAAAGAAATAATTAATGAAATAAAATTTCAATTAGTTGAATCGGAAGATATATTTTGGAATATTCAAGTTAACAAAAATGGCGGAGAAACAATAACAATAGAACCTTTTAAATACGCTTCTTTTTTGGTGAAAAATGGATTTAATAAATACTATCCAGAAACTTCTGAAAATCCAACATTTGTAAGGGTAAAAGAAAATAAAGTTAATCTTTCTTCAGTTGCTCAAATAAAGGATTTTGTATTAAATTATTTACTAGAAAGGGATTTAATTAATGTATGGAACTATTGCTCTAAAAGTCCTTATTTGTTTACAGAAAGTCATTTAAATATGATTGATAGTATTTATTTAAAAATGTTAGCAGATGAAAAGGATACAGCGTATATTCCTTTTAAAAATGGAGTTGTAAAAGTTACTGCAAACAATACGGAACTTCTTAATTTTATTGATGTTGATGGTTATATTTGGGAAAATCAAATAATAAATAGAGAATTTAAAAAGGTTACGGATTTTACAAATGATTTTCAAGATTTTATTAGAAAAGTAAGTGCAAATGATGACGAAAGAACTAAGTCACTAGAGCTAACATTAGGTTATTTAATTCATACTTACAAAGATAAAACAGACCAAAAAGCGGTTATATTTAACGATCAGGAAATTGATGACAATCCAAATGGTGGAAGTGGTAAAAGTTTAGTTTTAACTTCATTATCAAATTTTAGAAAGTTAATTAAAATAGATGGTAAATCATTTGATCCTAAAAAGTCAGATTTTGTTTACCAACGTGTTAATTTAGATACTCAAATTTTATCCTTTGACGATGTTAAAAAGAACTTTAATTTTGAACAATTATTCTCATTAATTACTGAAGGAATTACAGTTAACAGAAAAAATAAAGACGAAATATTTATTCCTTTTGAACGTTCACCTAAAATTATAATTACAACTAACTATGTAATTAATGGAATTGGTAGTTCACACGAAAGAAGAAGACACGAAATTGAGTTTTTTCAATATTTTAATAATAAAAGAAGTCCTCTTTCTGAATATGGTAGATTGCTTTTTGATAGTTGGAATGTAAATGATTGGAATAAATTTGATAATTATTTTATTAATAATTTGCAAATGTTTTTGAATGAAGGATTGGTTAAAACAATTTCAATAAATGGAAATGCTAAAAGATTTATTCAAGGTTCTACAAAAGATTTCTACGATTGGACTGAAGAAGGAAATTTAACTTTAAATAAACGAATTTATACAGTTGAAATTGTGGCTTTATTTCTTCAAGAATATAAAAACTATAAAGAATTAAGTCCACGTGACTTTATGAAGTGGGTGCGTGAATATTGTGATTTCAAAGGGTATGAATTTGAAAAAAATAGAGATCAACAAGGTAGATATTTTGAAATAAAAACTAATTAAAAAATAAAAATGTTAAATATAGAACAACAAGAATTACAAAATGAATTTATTGATTTTGTAAGTGGTAGCGAAAATGGTTTTTTCGGAGTAGTTGGAGCTGGTGGAACAGGAAAAACGTACACTATTTGTAAATCAATAGACGTTTCAAAAGCTATTTTTTTAGGTGCTACAAATAAAGTAGTAGGTAATCTAAAAAAACAACTAATAAGAGATGGAGAAACCAATTTTAAAGCAAAAACAATAGATAGTTTTTTAGGTTTTAAAATGATAAAAGACCATAACAATAGAACGATTACTAAAAGAAAGTTACCAAAGTTAGAGGATATTCCGAAAATTAATAATGAATGTTTTGAATTATTGATGAAGTTAAAAAGTAAAAGAAAGTTTATTTTAATTGGTGACAATAGACAGATACCACCTATTGAAGATGAGTTTGAACGAGATAGTCAAGGTTTTAAAGTGAGTAAAATTTTTAATAAATTAGATTATTGTACCGAGTTAACTATTCAACAAAGACAAAAAGATGGTACAGATTTAAAGGACTTAATTAAAAAGTTTAGAGAAAATATGCATCTTCAAATTAATTTTGAAAGTATGGCTAATAAATATAAAAATGATAATGATATACTTTTTTATAATAATAATTCAAAAGAATTAAAAGAAATAATAAAAGGTAAAAATCCGATTGCTGTTTGTTTTAAAAATTTAACGTGCCTTTCTTTTAATTGGTTAATAGGTTCTACAAAATCAAATAATAGAGGGTATAAAGTGAATGAATTAAATGAGGGCGATGTTGTTTTTTTTGATGGCTTTTACTCCAGAGATAACGAAAAATTTTATACTTCAGAAACGGTTACAATTATGGAAATTGATAATTATGTTGAGGATGAAATGGAAATAATTAAAAATGAAAAAATAGTTAAATTTAATTACAAAAAAATATTAGTTAAAAAAGAAAGCGGTGTTCAAGTTATTATTTATGTTGGTAATGGATATAAAGAAACTTTGCAACCGATTAAATATAGAATTGATTATATTATTGGAAAAATAAAAAAAGAGATTGAAAAATTAAATGTTGGTAATAAATATAAATTTGTACTACAAAAACAAATAGCTGAATTAAACACAAAGTACAATGATTTAAAATTAGGTTTTGCGACACTGAAAAAACCTTTTGCTATTACTTCACATAAAAGTCAAGGGAGTACGTTTAACGATGTTATAATTCCAATTTATGACTATGCTAATAAATATCCTCAAGACGTTAATCAATTAATGTATGTGGCTATGTCAAGAGCAGATAGCAGAATAATATTTGTAGATAAAAATTCTAACTTTAAAGATAATTCAAATAGATATTCATTTTCAGAAATGGAACGTTCAGCAATTGCTTCAAGTCAATCTTATAATTGTAATATTTGTGAAATTGAATTAAATGATAATAGAGAATTTGATGTTGACCATATTATTCCAATTGCAAATGGTGGAAAAAATACAGTTGATAATTTACAAGCTATATGTAAAATTTGTCATTCTGAAAAAACAAAGTCAGAAAAGTATGGAATTGAATTAAATTAGTTAAATTAGCCGAATAAAACTAAACAGATTATGAAAGAATTAGAATTAGAATTGCAGAAATTAAAAGAAGCAATTGATTTAAGAGATCCGTATTTACAGATTTCAGCTATTGGAAACTTAGGACTACAATTAAAAATAATTTCATTAGAATTAGGACACGATTTTAATAAGGCAGTAAATAACTCAATAGAAGATTTAAGATAATGGAAAAGGAATTATTAGATTTCTTTCTTTGGTTTAGAGAAAACGGAGAAAAATACGTGTGTCATCCGATTGAACATATGATTAAGATATATTTAATAGAAAAGAAATGAAAAATATAATTGCAGAACATAAAACAAGTGATTTAATTATTCAAGTTGAACATATGAGCGGAGAAGATTTTATCGGTAGAGTGCTAGTTGGGAATAGTTGCACTCCAGTTGGGACATATTCAACCTGGAGTACAAAATCATTCAACATATCAAACAACGAACCTAAAGAAGATAAAATAGTTACTCAAATAGTTGATAAATTTAAGCAACGTTCTGAAATTGGTATTAAGAAATACAATACTACATTAGCAGAGAATAATACTGATGATTTCTTTGAACATTTAAGCGAGGAATTAATGGATGGTTTATTATATCTTCAAAAGATTAAGGAACAAAAAGATACTTATTTTCTATTGTTAGGTAGATATAACGAAATGAAAGAACAATACGAGAAACTACAAGCTAAAGTTAAAGATTTATGTTAATACAACCTATACTTGATCTTCCAAATAGAAGAAATATAATTACAAAGCACGGGACTTTATCAGACCTTCATAAAGTTGCAATTGAATGGTATAAGAGCGAAAAGGATAGTGTATTTATGCGAGAGTTTGTCATCTATATTGTTAATAATTATAGTACATTTAAAACAAAAAAATGACAAAAGAACTTTTTGAATATATTGAATTAATTGTTTACGAAAATATCAGATGTGATAAATATTATTATCTTTACGAGAGAATATGTTACAACTAGAAAAATTAGAACAGTATTGTAAAGTAAGGAATGTCAAAGCTACATTTGTAGATGGTATTCTTATTGACCCTTTGCCTGTAGTTAAGTCAAATTATAGGGTTAGAAAAGAACCTTACTTTATTGATTTGGCTGTTAAGAGATATGGATGCCAAACGGTAGTTGATGCAATGTTCAATAAACAAATGACATTGATTATATGAAACAACTAGAAAATTTAGCCAAAAATCATAAAAAATGGGTGTCAATTGCTAAATCATTTGGAGCTGGTGAACTTTCTGAGGATGTGGTCCAAGATATGTACTTAAAAATATACACAAACAAAAGCAACAAAGATATATCAGATGCCTACATTTGGCTTACTTTAAGATCTGTTTACATTGACAAGGTGCGAATAGATAACAGAATGCAAAAAGTGAACTTAGAAGACGTTAAAGGCTTAGTTTCGGAGCAAATAGATGAACTAGAATTTCAATCCTTCACAAAGATAAATACAAAGATTGAAGCCGTTAAATACAAAACACACTATTCCGACGTTATAATACTAAACAACTATTTTGAGAAAGGTTTATCAATGAGAAAGATAGCAGCTAAATACAACATAGCACCCTCAACAGTTTTCAGAAGTATCAAGAAAACTAAGGAGAAAATTAGATTAGAGATAGGCGAAGATTTTGAAGATTATTTAAACAAAGAATTTGAATTGATATAAGATGGCAAAAAAGAAATGTAAATTAGTGGTGGCGAATCATTTACCATTAGAATTAAACGAGATTGAATTTTTAAACGATTGCTTTTTAAGTGAGGAGATTTCTCCATTAGAGCAAATTAGATTAATACAAATATTCAATAGGATATTCAGTAAAAATGAACAACCGACAATGTGTGGAAGTTGTTGGAGAGATTTGGTAAAAGAGCTAAAAAAGGTTTTAGATAATAATTGAATAATCAATATTAAAATCAATGGCAGGGACAGGAGGTAAAAGAGAAGGAGCAGGAAGAAAACCTGTAGCAGATGAACAAAAATCAAATGCTATTTTCTTAGCTGCTATTAAACAATTAAAGTCTGTAAGTACAGATGAAGAAGCACGTATTGAATTAGCAAAAGATTTAATGACTTTTGATAGGGGTAAAATATTTATTAGTGAACATTTATTCGGTAAACCAAAAGAAACTATTGATACTAATTTAACTTTGAACGATTTTAACATTAAAGAACTTGTTAGAATTAAATAAGAAATATGAAGGGTTATTTTCTGATAGTAGATACTTTGTAGTTACAGGGGGAAGGGGAAGTGGTAAATCATTTTCAATAAATAGCTTTTTATTAGCACTTACTTATGAGGTCGGTCACGTTATATTATTTACTCGTTATACATTAACGTCGGCTCACGTTTCAATCATTCCTGAGTTCATAGAAAAGATTGATATTATTGATAGACATCAGGATTTTCATATTACAAAGGATGAAATAATAAATGTAACCACAGGGAGTAAAATATTATTTAAAGGTATAAAGACTTCTAGTGGAACACAAACGGCAAATCTTAAATCTTTATCAGGAGTTACAACCTGGATATTAGATGAAGCGGAGGAGTTAACAGATGAAGAAACATTTGACAAAATAGATTATTCAATTCGACATAAAGAAAAACAGAATAGAGTAATTTTAGTTTTAAATCCTGCAACAAAAGAACACTTCATTTATCAAAAGTTTTTTGAGAACAAAGGAGTTGAAGGTGGCACAAATAAAGTAAGTAATGATATAACTTACATTCATACGACTTACTTAGATAATAAAGAAAACCTATCTGAAAGTTTCTTAAATCAGATTAATGACATTAAAGAACGTAGACCTGAAAAATATAAACACACTATTTTAGGTGGGTGGCTTGACAAAGCAGAGGGAGTTATTTATAACAATTGGCGAATTGGCGAATTTAACAATGATAACGGATCTGTATTCGGTCAAGATTACGGATTTTCAAATGATCCGACTACATTGGTAGAAACTTCAATTAATAAATCTAAGAAATTAATATACGTCAAACTACATATTTACCAAACACAATTAGTCACAACAGAATTAGCACGTTTAAACAATCATTTTAGCAAAGGTGGATTAATAGTTGGTGACAATGCAGAACCTCGTTTAATAGCAGAATTAAAGCATCAAGGTAATAATGTAGTTCCTTGCGTAAAGCATAAGATTACAGAAGGTATTGAAATGTTAAGAGATTATGAATTGATAATAGAAGAAAACAGTATTGATCTAATAAAAGAATTTAACAACTATTGTTGGTTAGAACGAAAGTCACAAACTCCAATTGATAAATACAATCATGCTTTAGATGCGTTAAGATATGCAGTAAGCTATCAATTAAGCAATCCAAATAAAGGTAATTATTCAATATATTAATATGAAAGGAAAATATTTAATAACCACAGATGGTTGGTTTTTTGCGCCAGATGGTAGACAATATAAATCAGTTTGGGGAGAAGTAGAAATATTAGAAGATTTAATTTTAGGAGTTAAAACTAATAGAAATTCAAGTAATTGGTATGCTAAAATTGGAACAGATGAAAATCATATTATTGTGGCAGGTTGTCAGATTCATTATGCTTTAAAAAGTAATGAGAAACCAAACCAAGATATTATACAAGATTTTAATACTTCTGATAATGGTATAGTACATTTTGAAAGGCCAACTTTAACATATATAGCAGAATGAAAATAGAACTTACAATACCAACGTCTTTAGATGAAATTCCATTAATGCACTACCAAAAGTTTATGGAGGTATCTAAGAACTCAAATGATGATGAGTTTACAGCGCAAAAAATGATACAGATATTTTGTGGAATTGAACTTAAAGAAGTTGTTAAAATTGCATTCAATGATATGGTGGACCTAGTTAACCATTTTAATAAATTGTTTTCTGAGATACCAAAGTTAAAACCTACATTTAAAATAAAAGATCTTGAATTGGGTATGATACCAAACTTTGATAAGATTACCTGGGAGGAATATATAGAGTTAGAAAGTCAGTTCAAAGATTTCGATACCTTTCACAAAGCAATGGCAGTTTTATACCGTCCAGTAATTGAGAAAAATAAAAAAGGTCAATATCTTATAGCTCCATTTAACAACGTCGAAGAGTTTAGCGACCTCATGAAATACACGCCGTTATCAGTTGCATTAAGTTCCCATGTTTTTTTTTGGAATTTAGAAAGGGAGTTGTTAACAGCTACACTCAACTATTTGGAGAATCAGATGACGAAACTGAACAAGAGCAATCGAATGATTTTAGCGAAGAAAATCAATTCAGCAAACAATGGGGATGGTATCAGTCAATTTATGCAGTCGCAAAGGGAGACGTTAGAAACTTTGATGAAGTCCTCAGAACAGAACTATTTACCATACTTAACTTTTTAACTTTCGAGAAGCAAAAGAATAGAATTGAAATAAACCAATTAAAAAAACAAAGATTAAAATGAGTGGATTTTACGACATAGTGACAAAATTATATGATTCAGTTAACAATGATAGTTTAGTTAATCAAACGACTAAGGGAGATCTTGCAAGCGTTTTAAATAACAAACAAAACTTATTTCCATTATGTCACATAATGGTAAATAGTTCGACATTTGATAAGCAAATATTAGTGTTTAACATATCAATAATATGTATGGACTTAGTAGATTTTAGCAAAGATCAAACGGTTACTTTATATACAGGAAATAATAATGAAGATGATGTTATGAATACGACATTATCAATATTAAATAGGTTATATGAGTCAATGTATAGAGGTTCTTTATTCAGTGACTTATATCAAATTGAAAATGTAGCAAATTGCGAACCTTTTTATGATAAGTTTGAGGAAAATGTAGCAGGTTGGACTATGACTTTTGATGTAATTTGTGAGAATTCTATGGTAATATGTTAGAAACTGAGAAGGAATTAAAACGATTTAGGGACTACGTAATAAAAGAAAGTAGAACAAATCTTACAAAGCTAAAAAAGAATAGCTCTAAGAAGCTTTATAACAGTCTAAAAGGTGAATATAAACTAATGGCTAACTCATTTAGCTTGTATTTTTCTATGGAAGACTATGGTACTTTTCAAGACAAAGGGGTTAATGGTAAATTTAAACAATATGGAGCGCCTTATTCATACACTACTAAGATGCCACCGCCGAGCAAATTGGATAAATGGATAGTAAGAAAAGGAATTGCGCCAAAGGATAAGCAAGGTAGATTTATAAGTAGAAAAAGTTTACAATTCTTAATTGCTAGATCAATATACAGAAACGGTATTAAACCAAGTTTATTTTTTACGAAACCATTTGAAGCAGCATTCAAAAGATTGCCAGGTGAACTAGTCACTAAATACGGTTTAGATGCTATTTCGTTATTTAATCAAACAGTAGAACAACCCAATAAAAAATGAATATAATTTTAAGCAAAAGTCCTTACATAGTCGAAGTTAGTGGTACGAGTGTAGTAGGCGGAAAGGTTGAGATATTTATGCGCAAAGAAGGGTTAGCATATCCGACACTCCCACAATATACACTTAGTAAATTAAGTCCTGCTAGTAATGTCACGAAAGTATTTTTTGATGTTGCACCGTATATTAACGAATTTATAACAAATAAAGTTTGCTCAATTAATTCAAGTACGTTAAACGTTCCTACAGATATAGACTCGTATGTAAATGTTAAGATAAAAAAATATAAATTAGTCGGAAGTACATACACTTTAATTGATGAAGTAAATTACTATGCATTTAAAGGTTATGGCTTGAATGGAATAAATTTAAATCCTTCACCTTATTTACTGGATCAAAAAACTTACTATTATCATTATGATAGTTCAAAAACTTACGACACTTTAAAGGCAGGAGATATAACGGTGTTTAATAAATTTTTTATTGATTTTAATTTAAGATATAAATACACAAATTTAAGAACTGGAGCAACAACAACAAACACTATAACAAACGCTTTTGATAATGAATTATTTCAAAATATTTACAGAGTTCTTCCTGCTTATTGGGCTGATGGAAACAAACTTGAAATTATAGACACTTACACAAGCACAACGGTTGCGACATATTATTTTAAACCGATCGAAGAATGTATATATGCCCCTGTTACTTTAGATTTTATTAATAAGTACGGAGCGTGGCAAAGAGAATTTTTATTTAAAAACTCAAAAGATTCTATAAATGTAGAAAGTCAACAACATAAGAACTACAGAACTGCGCCAAACGTTTACAGCGAACAAGAAGCATTGTTAACGACATTTAACACAAATGGAAACGAAAGTATTAAAACGAATACAGGTTGGGTTACTGAGGATTTTAAAGACAATCTTAAACAAATTTTACTTAGTGATAGGATATTGATTAACAATAGACCTGCAACAATTACAACTAAGCAAATTGATTTACAGAAAAATATAAATAACAAGTTAATTAATTATTCTTTAGACTTTCAATTTTCTAATAATTTAATATGAAAAGACAGGTTGACATATATATTGAAGGAACAGAACCAAATACATTGTTGGGTTATGGTTATAATTATTTGAAGTTAGATTTATTTGATGACGAGAAAATAAACATTTCTAGTTCTATTCAGAATGTACAGGACATATCTAAAATCTATACCGATTTCAGTCAAAGTTTTACCGTTCCAGCGTCAGATAATAATAACAAGATTTTTGAATACTTTTATCAGAATGATGTTGACGGAGCTATAGATCATAACTTAAGACGATTCGCATATATTGAAATTGGAATGGTCCCTTTTAGAAGTGGTAAGATTCAATTAGAAGGTAGTAGCGTTAAAGATAATAAAGTTCAACATTATAGTATTACTTTCTATGGTGATTTGGTTAGTCTTAAAGATACTTTTGGAAATACTAAAATAAATCAATTAGACTATACGTCTATTTCTAATCCATATACAGGTACAGCGGTTAAGGATAGGTTAACAGACAATACAACAGACTACGATGTTAGATATCCATTAATTGCAAGTCAAAATGTATGGACATATGGAGATGGATTAAGCACGGATATAAAAACATCAACAGGTAGAATTGATTGGAGGGAATTATTTCCTGCTATAAAAGTATCTAAGATATTTGAGGCAATACAAACTAAATACAATTTAACTTTTCAATCTACTTTTTTACAAACTCAAAAATTTAAGAAGCTATTTTTGTGGTGCAAAAATACCGACAATTTAGATAAAAAAATAAACGGTAGTGATTTACCAATTAGTACCTATACGCAATATGTAGATTATTACGGTAATGCTGCGCCACAAATGTACTACCCAGTTGGGGATCCTTCTGATATTGAAAATACTTTTTTGTTAGAAACAGAAAATCTACAAAAGACTTATGTAACTGCGACTTTTACAATTGATAACCCACCAATAAGCACAGACCCACAATGGGTTATTTATGTAGATGTATATATAGATAACGGACTTAACTCAACTGTTAAAATAGATACAGCTACATCAGCAAGCTCACTTCTTTATAAAATTACTTCTGGAGGTACATTTATGTATTTAAAAATAAGAAGTGAACAAAGTATAAACATAAAATATACAGTTGCAATTGAAAGGAAATATACTAGATATATTAGTGGCTCGTATCAATTAATTAACGGTGGTTATTTAATAGCTAAAAATACAACAGGTTTAGCTTTATCTAGCGGGACAAATAGTATTTATGCTAATATGCCAGACATAACAGTATCGGATTTTTTTAGTGGAATTTTAAAAGAATTTAATTTAACTTGTTATTCAGTCGGTGTTGATACATTCCAAATAGAGCCATTGGATAATTGGTATTCAAAAGGTGCAATAATTGACGTTACTAAATACGTTGATACCGATACTATTTCAGTTGATCGTTTACCATTGTATAAAAATGTATCTTTTAATTATCAAAAAAGTGAATCATTTACCAATAGAATCTGGGGTAATGCAACAGGTAGAGAATGGGGTGATATTTCAAATAATTATGCTTATGATGGCGGTGATTATAATATTACCGTACCGTTTGAAAATTTGCAATTTTATAAATTCACGAATACAGGTATTCAAGTCGGATATTGCTTAACTCCAGAACCCGATTATAAGCCTTATATTCCAAAACCTGTATTACTTTATTACAACGGACCAACAACAAGTACGTTTAAATTTTACGATGGCACAACAGAAAGTACGGTAACGGATGCTGCTTTGTTCGGTCAAGATTTATTCTATAATAATCAATACATATCCCTTAATTTTTCAAGTGATACATCAACGTGGTATGAATTTTTAATTGATAATTCACTCTTTGCAATCTACTATTTTGGTTATTTATCAAATCTGTTTAATACTAAAAATAGACTAACTAAAATAAAGGCATTTTTTCCTATTGGATTGATTACCTCGTTACGTTTGAACGATCGTCTCGTTATACAAGATAAGAGATATATTATCAATAGTATAAATTCAGACATAACAAAAGGAGAAGTTAGCTTAGAATTAATAAACGATTTTAGACCAGTAATAACACAATGATATACGAAATTGAAGGACTAGTTCCAAACCAAACAAATAGCGATGGAGTTACTTTTACAGGAAGCGTAGGGGTTACTCCAGTACCCTCAAATATTACAAGTGATGAATTGATTAAGGTCACAATTGCAACTGATCCAAATCCTATATTTAATTTTCGAGGTGAAGAAAGTGGATATATTTTAAGGGACGAAGAAAGTGGATTTATATTAAGATCAGAAACAGGTATAACTTATTTACCTTTTTTAAATATGTCATGGACAGACACTTTTGGAGTGACATTTTTAGAACCAATATTGATAAAACTATGAAAAATTTATTACAATTATTATCAATTTCTAGTTTCTACGGTGAGTCCGAAAATATAGATATTGCAAAGGGTGTTAACGAGATACCTAAAAGCTCAATGGAAGCTTTAAAACAAGGAATGAGAAAAATAAAATCTAGAAAATATGGCAGAAACTAAGACAGTTAATTTAAATGTTGAAACAAATTTAGGTTCTTTAAAAAGCCAATTAAAAGAAGCTCAAAGAGAGGTTGAAGCGTTATCGGAAAAGTTTGGAGTAACTTCTAAAGAAGCAACAACCGCAGCACGTAAAGCAGCAGAATTAAAAGACGCTATAGGTGATGCAAAAGCCTTAACTGATGCCTTTAATCCAGATGCTAAATTCAATGCCTTATCTACTTCTTTAGGTGGTGTTGCTAGTGGTTTCGCAGCATATCAAGGTGCTATGGGGTTAGTTGGCGTTGAGTCTAAGGAGTTAGAAGCACAACTTTTGAAAGTTCAAAGCGCTATGGCTTTGTCGCAAGGATTACAAGCTATTGGAGAAGCTAGAGATTCATTTTCACAATTAGCAGCGGTTATAAAAACAAGCGTAATAAATGCATTTAGTTCTTTAAAAACAGCTTTAATAACTACAGGAATAGGTGCTTTGGTTATTGGTATTGGCTTATTAGTGGCTAATTTTGATAAACTAAAAAATTCAATATCTAAAAATTTAGCAGATGCTCAAAAATTTGTAGATAGCACAAAACGTCAAGGAGATGCTGCGAGATCAACAGCGAATGATTTCGCAGAATATGAAAGAACTTTAAAAAGATTAGGATACACAGAAGACCAAATTTATAAAAAAAGAGGTGAAAAATTAAAAGGTGCTATTTCGGGAACTGAAAGAGAAATTGAAGCTAATAAAAAACTTTACAAAGAACAATTAGCTAATTTAGATACTGTTTATAAATTTGATAAATTAGGTTTAAATGCGACTGGACGTGCTTTATATGGTAGTGAAGAAGATGCACAAAAAACTCGTGAAAATATAAGCAACTTAAGAAAGGAATTAGTCAAGCTAAAGAATGATCAATTTGAATACGATGAACAACAAAAGAAGTCAAAAGAACAAGACGATAAAACAACAGAAGCAGTTGTAAAAAATACAAAGAAAAAAGTAGTAGCTAAAGAAGAAGATAAAAGTAAAAATCAAGAATTAATTGACAATGCAAATGCTTTAAATGAAGCTTTAGCAGAAAGTGATGCAGCAAGGCAAAAAGCAAAAGAAGATCAAGCAGTAGCAGATGCTAAAATGCGAGCTGATGGACTTGAAAAATTAAAAGAAGATGCGAGAAAACAATTAGAAATAAACAGACAATTACAAGAACAAAAAATACAAGCAGTACAAAATGGACTTTCAATTATTGGAAACTTAGCTGAATTATTTGCGGGTAAATCTCGTAAACAACAACAGACAGCGTTCAACATTCAAAAGGCTGCGAATATAGCAAGTGCAACTATTGACACTTATAAAGCAGTTATGTCAACATATGCATCTACTCCTGGTGGACCAATTATAAAAGGTATTGCTGCAGGTGTATCATTAAGTGCAGGATTATTAAACATTAAGAAAATAGCGTCTACAAAATTTGATGCAGGTGGATCTACAGGCGGTGGCGGTGGTTCTACTCCTTCTGGTGGTGGAGGCGGTGCAGAACCTCAAAACGTTATAGCTCCGAACTTTAACATAGTAGGAAACAACGGCACAAATCAATTAAAACAATTACAACAACAACCTGTGCAAGCATATGTTGTAAGTGGTGAAATGTCAACTCAACAATCGCTTGATAGAAACAGATTACGAAACGCAACGTTATAAGAACATGAAAAAAGAACTACAAACAATCGAATTAACAATTAAAGATGAACTAAAAGAAGGGGTTTTCGCAATTAGTTTTGTCGACGCTCCTGCCATAGAAGAAGATTTTATCATGCTTAATTCCTTAGAAGTTGAGTTAAAGGTTGTTAATGAAGAAAAAAGAGAGGTTATCGGACTTGCTTTAGTGCCAAATAAGAAGATATTAAGACGTAAAGACAATGTCGAATTTAACATTGAGTTTTCAGAACAAACAATTGAGAAAGTTCAGGAGTTATATATGAAAAATTTACGAGCAAATAACGTAACAATAGACCATGAAAAGCCAGTTAATGGAGTTAGTCTTATTGAAAGTTGGATTGTTGAAGACTCTAAAAACGACAAATCAAACATATACGGTTTAAATGCGGTTAAGGGTGCGTGGGTAGTTAAGATGAAAATATACAACGATGAAGTTTATCAGGGTGTTAAGCTAGGTAAATTCAACGGATTTTCTATTGAGGGTATGTTTGATGGTTTGGATCAACTTAAAATGAGTGAACTTACAGAAGAAGAAAAATTGATTGAAGAAATAAGAAGTTTGTTGGATAAATTATGATTGATTTAAATTATAATAGGCGGTTTAAAGAGGTCACTACAATAACGGATAGTGACTTCATTTATTATGACAACGGTACGCAAATTTTACAACGTATTTTATACTCTGATTTTGTAGATGCTATTAATACAAGTATTGGTATTCCTAAATACGGATCTTTTTTTTCTACACAAATACAAGCTCCGACAATTAACACAATAACAGCAATTACATATAATAATACAGATACAAGCGCAACTAGTGGAATTTTAATTTTAGATAACAGCAAAATAAAAGTAGATACTACGGGTGTTTATAATATCCAATTTTCAGCACAAATAAAAAGAACAGCGGGTGGGGTTACAAAACAAATAGTTATTTGGTTAAGAAAAAATGGTGTTGATGTACCTTCTACTTCTACACATATAACTATGCAATCAAATGATGATTATATAGTTAGTGCTTGGAATTTCTATTTACAATTAAACGCAAATGAATACGCAGAACTGATGATGTGGCAAAATGATGCAATTGAATTGATTTATGAAGTTGCAAATACTGCTGTACCTTA